TCGCCGTCGCCTGGACGCTATCGGCGTGTCCCTCCCGCCTAATGTCCGCGTGCTGGAAATGCCGGTGCGCTGGCCGAAGCTCACCGTGGACGTGCTGGTGCGCTCGCTAGTGCTGGAGGGCTTCACTATGGCTGGTGGTGAGGTGCCGCCTCAGCTCCACCGTATCCTCCAGGCGAATAATTTTGACACCCTGCTCACGCTGACGCTGACTGAGGCGCTGGTGACTGGCCGCGCCTGGGTCGTGGCCGGTGGCTCGGTTATTCCCGGCTCAAATATTCCGCGCCTGTCTGCTCATCGTGGCCGCGATATCACCGTCAAGCGTGATATTTTCGGGACGATTATCGAGGCTGTGCAGACCTATACGCGCGGCGGCGTGGAGCAGAAGGTGCTCTACACGCCCGGCCACATGGCTGTATTTGCGGTGCAGGACGGCGATGAAGCCCTCATTGAGGAGCACGACTACTCGGATACCTACCCCGGCGTGCCTATCGTCGAGGTGGTGAACCGCACCCGTATCGGCGGCGGCGGCACCTCGGAGATTGAGGATATTATCGAGCTGTGCGACGCGGCCTCGCGCTCGCTGACCAATTTGCAGATTGCGCAGGAGCTCCTCGCCATGCCGACCCGCTACCTTTTCGGTGACGGCGTGGCTGACCAATTTACGGGCGACGGCAGGCACCCCGGTCTGGCCCGCTTGGAGGCGCATTTCGGTCACCTGCTCGTCGGTCCGTCCGGCTCACAGGCTGGGTCTATCCCCGGCGCGGACCTCCAGCAAATCATCAATTCATTCAAGCTGTACGCGGCGCAGGTCTCGGCGATGACGGGCATCCCGGCATCCATGATGGGTGTAAGCTCGGACTCCAACCCCACCAGCGCGGAGGCCATGCGCGCAGCGAAGGACGGTCTCATCTCCCGAGCCGAGCTGAAGCAACACCTTTTCGGTGACGCTGTGGAGGAAATCGCGCGCATGGTCCTGCAAATGGCCGGCGTGCAGGTGGAGGGCCTGGAGACTCTGGAAGCGCGGTGGCGCGACCCGGCTGTGGCATCCATCAGCTCCCGAAACGCCCTCATGCTCCAGGCGCAGGCCCAGGGTGTCATCACCTCGCAGACGGCGCGCGAATTCCTGGGCCTGTCACCTGAGCAGGCGAAGCGCGAAGATTTGCACGACGATGAGATGCGCGGCGTCCTCGGCGAGGGCATCTGATGATTATCAGTGCATACGCCGCGGCGCTCCGGTCAATCGTCGCGCTCTTCACACCACAAGTCTTGTCCGTGCTGGCTACGGTGGACCGCACGGATGCTACTCAGCGCGCGCTCGCGGAAGCTGAGATTTTGAAGCTCACGCGGGCGGCGCGGCTGGAGGCGGCAAAGGTCGGCGACAAGATGCTGAGGGACGCGGCACGCGGCCTGGCCGTCGAGCCGTTCATCCCCGAGCCTGAGCCCTACCGCGCCGGCTCGGTTATTCAGGCTTTCCGTGAGTCCACCGGCAAGAGCGACAAATATTTGGCCGGGATTTTGGGCCGGCATGTGCGGATGGCTGCGCGCCGGCAGGTGATGCGTGCGGTCCCGGACCCGGTGATTCCTAATTTCATGCCGCCTGAGAAAATGTTCCCGGAGGGTGTGAAGCCGGTAGCGCTGGAGCCTCACCAGTCGGCGGAAGCTTTTAATCGCACGGTCGGGGAGGATGGCAAGGCGCGAATTTACCCGATTGGGTGGGCGCGTGTCCTCACGGGCCGCTCGTCATGCGGGTTCTGTGTGATGCTCGCAAGCCGTGGCCCGGTCTACAGCTCGGCTCACCATGCCGGCAAGGGCGTCGCGGGCGGGCGTGATAAGTTTCACAATAATTGTGACTGTATGGTGGTGCCGGTCTACAAATCGACCGACTGGGCAGGCCGCCGCGAATACGAAGAGCTACGTGAGTTTTACCACGCTACAATAAAGGATGTGAAAGCTCACCCCGACAGGTACTCGGGGAAAAATGCCCAGGCATGGCTAGAGCAGGCGCTGAAAGAGCGCGGCGCACCGGTCGGCGTGCCGCTCTAATCTAGGAGGACCTTGTGGAGGAATCCACCACTATCCCT